ATGGTTATAGTAATGAGAAAGCAAGTCAAGCTTTGAGAATTTTGTCGAAGGAACAACTCGATTACATTAAACAAAGACTTGACATTGGTGGAACATGACAAACACTATTGAACCCCAGGTAAACTGGAAACCCGAGATGATGGTAGAAGTTATGCTCAACGAACCAGATGATTTTTTGAAGGTTCGTGAGACTCTAACTCGCATTGGTGTTGCCTCTAGAAAGGAAAAGAAACTCTATCAATCTTGCCATATTCTACATAAGCAGGGTAGATATTATATTACACATTTTAAAGAACTCTTTGCTCTGGATGGTAAGCACGCCAATCTTACAATTAATGATGTTCAAAGAAGAAATAGAATTACTAGACTATTGTCTGATTGGGGTTTAATTAGTATTGTTAATGATGAATCTATTTTAGACATTGCTCCTTTAAATCAAATTAAAGTTTTATCTTACAAAGATAAGACTGAGTGGATCTTAGAGCAAAAATATAATATTGGATCTAAAAAGAAAGTAGAGCAAACAGAATAGTGAATGAAAGAGAATCTGAGTACAACGAGTACGATTATCAACTGTTTTTAAAAATAGAAGATGTTCGTACAATGTATGATCACGTTTGCTATTCAATAAGAATGTGGCCAGGTTCTCCTGCAAGACCAGTCGAAGAGCAAGTATATCTTGATAAACTTAAAACACAATTATTTGCTATGATTGCTGATTATAATTTTGAGAACGGTTAGTTCTGTAGAATTGTTCGGCAATTACTGCTAGTTGGTTTTATATTTTAATATAAATAGTAAAGGATGCCTTCGGGGTCCACACAATACAAACTCGCTTATTAAAGGAGCTAAAACCATGGGTAACCTCATGAGATATTCTGCTGCGGATCTTCCACAACTTTTGGATAGAATCAATCGCAATAGTATTGGAATGGATGAGTATTTTGATCGTCTCTTTAACGTTCATGAAACATCTACCAATTATCCACCATATAACTTGATTCAGGTTAGCAATGTAGAATCACGTTTGGAAATTGCGCTTGCTGGGTTCAAAAAAGAAGAAGTCAATGTTTACAAAGAATACGGAAAACTTTTTGTTGAAGGACAAAAAGAAACTGCGGGAGATACAAACTACGTCCATAGAGGAATGGCTCAACGATCTTTCACCAGATCATGGACGCTCAGTGATGATACGGAAATTAGATCAGTTACTTTTGAGGATGGGTTATTGAGTATTGAACTTGGTAAAATAGTTCCAGAACATCATGTTCGTAAGGACTATCTTTAAGTAAAAACAATTAAGTTTAGATTATAAATACTGGTGGGGCATACCCAAATATCGTCACCGCACGGGCGGGGTTGGTCAGAATCAACCCTTGCCCATTTTTATTTTTTGTGTTAAAGTAAGTAGTAAAGCATCTTATTATGACTGTTAAATTAGCCGTTGTGAAGACGGGAGAACAAATCATTACTGACGTTGAAGAAATGACCTTAGATGATAAGGTTGTTGGTTATTTCTTCAATAAACCCTGTATTGTTGATACGGGCAAACCAGAAAAAAATAAAGAGACTGGGAGGACTTCTTTTGATATTAGTCTTAGTCCTTGGATTGCTCTTGGCAAAGGATATAAATTTCCAGTTCCTCTAGACTGGTTGGTAACCTTTGTGGATCCAGTAGAAGAACTCAATAATATGTATCTTGTAGATATTATGGGTCAAGAAGTTCAAGATCAAAGTCAATCAATTATTGTTACTGATGGATGTGAGGATTGCTGATATGGAACCTAAAATCATTATTTTTCAAACTGGTGGAACTCTGATCTCTGTATTAGAAGAAGCACCATCTGCTGACATTGGCGAACCTGATTGCATCTTGGTAAGCCCATTCAATATTATGCCTGACGGAACTCTTCAACCTTGGTTGGGGGATCTTACCTCGGACAACAAATTTAAGATTCATTCTGATAAAATGTTGACCATCGCTGAACCAACTGCTAAAATCAAAGAACTATACAGCACTCTGACTAAGTGAGATTCTACACAAACGTCCAGATGATCGGGGATCAATTTCTCGTCCGAGGATATGAAGATGGTAAGAACTTCATGATCCGAGAGAAATATTCTCCGACTCTTTTTGTTCCTTCTAAAAAGAAGACATATTATCGGACGTTGACTGGAGAATATGTTGAACCAATTAAACCTGGCGGTGTTCGTGATTGTAGAGAATTTATCAAGAAGTATGATGGTGTAGAGAATTTTAGTATCTATGGTAATGAGAGATATGTATATCAATATATCTCTGACAATTATAGAGAAGATGAAATTAAGTTTGATATTAGTAAAATTAAACTTACAACAATTGATATTGAGGTTGCGTCTGAAAACGGATTCCCTGATGTAGAATCTGCTGCAGAAGAAGTTCTTTTAATCACTCTTCAAGATTATACAACAAAAGAAATTATTACTTGGGGTAAGGGACCATTTAAACTGAAGCAGGGCAATCATTACTATAAGCAGTTTAACAACGAATATGATCTATTAAATGATTTTATTGCATGGTGGATTGAAAATACTCCTGAAGTTGTTACTGGGTGGAATAGTAAATTGTATGATATTCCGTATCTAGTGCGACGTATTGATAGGATTCTTGGTGAGAAGTTGATGAAAAGACTTTCTCCTTGGGGTCTGGTCAGTGAAGATGAGACTTATATTTCTGGAAGAAAGCATATATCGTATGATATTGGTGGGATATCTCAATTAGATTACCTTGATCTTTATAAAAAATTTACATATAAAGCACAAGAATCCTATCGATTGGATTACATTGCGAGTGTGGAACTTGGACAAAAGAAACTTGATCACTCTGAGTTTGATACCTTCAAGGATTTCTATACAAATGGTTGGCAGAAGTTTGTAGAATATAATATCATTGACGTGGAACTTGTTGACCGTATGGAAGACAAGATGAAACTGATTGAACTTGCATTGACTCTTGCGTATGACGCTAAGGTCAATTATGAAGATGTGTTTTACCAAGTGCGTATGTGGGACACAATAATTTATAATTATCTTAAGGATAAGGGAATAGTTATTCCTCCCAAGATTAAATCTGACAAAAATGAAAAGTATGCGGGGGCATATGTTAAAGAACCGATTCCTGGAAAGTATGATTGGGTTGTTTCTTTTGACCTTAACAGTCTGTACCCTCATCTCATTATGCAGTACAACATCTCCCCCGAGACCTTACAAGATACTAGACATTCTTCAGCTACGGTAGATAAGATATTGAATAAAGACATTGACTTCTCTGGATATGAAGATTTTGCTGTGTGTGCAAATGGGTCAATGTATAGGAAAGATGTTAGAGGATTTCTTCCTGAATTGATGGATAAGATCTACAAAGATAGAACTATATTTAAGAAGAAGATGCTTGCTGCTAAACAGCAATATGAAAAAACTCCAACAAAAGTATTGGAGAAGGAAATTGCTAGATGCAATAACATTCAAATGGCGCGTAAGATTCAACTTAATAGTGCTTATGGTGCTATTGGAAATCAGTACTTTAGATATTATAAACTTGCTAATGCAGAAGCAATTACTTTATCTGGTCAGGTATCAATTCGTTGGATTGAAAATAAAGTAAATGGATATTTGAATAAACTGCTATCAACTGATGGAGTAGACTATGTTATTGCATCTGATACTGATTCTATCTATTTGAATATGGGTCCTCTTGTAGATAAGTTTTTTGCTGCTAAGTCTGAAGATAAGAGTTCTATCGTAAATATTCTAAATTCAATTTGTGAAGATAAACTTGAACCTTTTATTGATGCTTCCTATCAAGAACTTGCTGATTACGTGTCTGCATATGATCAAAAAATGCAGATGAAGCGTGAGAATATCGCTGAACGTGGTATCTGGACCGCTAAGAAGCGATACATTCTTAATGTATGGGATAGTGAAGGTGTTCGATATGAAGAACCTAAACTGAAGATGATGGGTATTGAAGCAGTTAAATCTTCAACACCAGCACCCTGCCGCACAATGATTAAGGATGGTCTTAAATTGATGATGAATGGTACGGAAGAAGATGTAATTAACTTTATTGATAAGTGTAGAGAAGATTTTAAAAAACTTCCACCAGAACAAATATCTTTTCCAAGATCTGTTTCTAATGTTCGTAAGTATGCTGATAGCACAAGAATTTATAGCAAAGGAACACCTATTCATGTTCGTGGTGCTCTATTATATAATCATCAAATAAAGGAGAAGAAGTTAATTAATAAATATTCACTCATTCAAAATGGTGAGAAGATCAAGTTTTGTTATTTGAAGGAACCAAACCCTTTGCATGAAAATGTAATATCCTTTATTCAAGAATTTCCAAGAGAACTTGAACTTGACAAGTACCTTGACTACAACTTACAATTTGAAAAGAGTTTCGTCGAACCTCTTAAAACTATTCTCAACGCTATTGGTTGGAGTGTTGAGAAAACTGTAAACCTAGAACTATTTTTTTCCTGATGGACCTTCCTATTACCGACAAAGAACTTGACACTATTGTCAGTGCTCTTCGTCTTGGTGGAGATACTTCTCTCTATCAAAAATTGAAAACTGTAAAAGAAATCCGTGAGGAAAATCCTGACGGTGCTTATAAAAAAGTTCTTCGTGAAAAATTTGGATTTGTACTGTAATGGAGATCGTTACATTATTCCCCACAACAGTTTATAAGAACAATATAATCAACGATTTTACTGAAGATTGTATTGACAATTTAAAGGGTGAGGAATATATAAGAACGCCTCTAGATAATGGATGGATAACTAAAAAGTTAGATCTTCATAAAGATGATAAGTATAATGATCTTTTTGGTGCCATTGATTACCATGTAAATTATTTTGCAAAAGAAATTTTAAAAATAAAAGATGACATTGATTTGGTCTGCATGTCTTCTTGGGTAACTATGAATATTGGATCTGATTATGCTCAAGATCATATTCACGCATCGTCTATGATCAGTGGTGTTCTTTATCTGGATGCTCCACCAGGTTCTGCTCCAATAAATTTTCATGGAGATATTAATAAAAATAATACCTTTGGAACTTTCTTTCCAATACGATATTCTGAATTTAATCAGTTAAACTCAAACACCTACCGAGTTGACGTAGAGAGTGGTATAATGGTGTTGTTTCCATCAAGCCTCAGACACTCTGTGAGACCCAATTCAGACTCAAGTATAAAGAGGTATGTATTATCTTTTGACTACATACCCGTAGGAGTTTTGAATGCAGGACCAACTAAAATTTCATTAAATGTTTTGTAACTATGATTAAAGTAAAGTATCAACTTAAAGAACATCCAAACACAACACTTTTTAAGTTCTTTAAAACTGAAGAACATGTAGAGATGTTTAAATCTCAAAACCCACATTATATTTTTGAGTGACCTATGGATTTTCTAAAAGATATTGTAAAAGAGATTGGAGATGAGTTTACCAAACTGGCAGCGGACATCGACGAAACCGAAACTTACGTGGACACAGGTTCGTACATCTTTAACGGAGTTGTATCAGGTAGCATATTTGGTGGTGTATCTGGGAATAAGATTACTGCCATTGCTGGCGAATCTAGTACTGGTAAAACTTTTTTTAGCCTCGCAGTGGTTAAGAATTTTTTGGACTCTAATCCTGATGGATATTGCTTGTATTTTGATACTGAGGCAGCTGTCAATAAATCGCTCTTAGAGAGTCGTGGAATCGATTTGAATCGTCTTGTTGTAGTGAATGTGGTAACGGTCGAAGAGTTCCGTAGCAAGGCACTCAAGGCAGTAGACATGTATCTCAAAACGCCTGAGGGGGACCGCAAACCATGTATGTTTGTGTTAGACTCTTTGGGAATGCTATCCACTGAGAAAGAGATTACTGATGCTCTTAATGAAAAGCAAGTTCGGGATATGACCAAATCTCAACTTATTAAAGGTGCATTCAGGATGTTGACCTTAAAACTTGGTCAAGCAAACATTCCTATGATTGTTACTAATCACACTTATGATGTTATTGGATCTTACGTTCCCACTAAAGAGATGGGTGGAGGTTCTGGTCTTAAATATGCTGCTTCTACTATCATCTATCTTAGTAAGAAAAAGGAGAAGGATGGAACAGAAGTCATTGGAAATATTATCAAAGCAAAGACTGCTAAGTCACGTTTAAGTAAGGAGAATAAGACAGTTGAAATACGTCTTTATTATGATGAGCGTGGTCTTGATCGATATTATGGTCTTCTTGAACTCGGTGAGATTGGCGGACTTTGGAAAAACGTTGCTGGTCGATATGAAATGATGGTTGGGGGAGAAACCAAAAAGGTATACGCTAAGGCGATTCTTAAAGACCCAGAGGTTTACTTTACTTCTGAAGTTATGGAAAAACTTGACGAGATTGCTCGTGAAGAATTTAGTTATGGAACTTGAGAAGATTAACCAACACACATTATGGACAACATTGAGACCACAATTTTAAAAAATCTTCTGTTTAATGAAGAGTTCTCTAGAAAGGTGATTCCTTTTATTAAGGAAGAATACTTTCAGGAACCCACACAAAAAATTACATATGAAGAAATCACGTCTTTTATTGGGCAGTATAATTCTCAAATTACTGTAGAGGCATTGTTGATTGAAGTATCTAATCGTAGAGATTTAAATGATGAGACTTTAAAACAACTTCAAATGTTGATTACTAACTTGGAGGAAAGTCCTGTTGATCAACAATGGTTACTTGACACTACAGAAAAATGGTGTAGGGATAGGGCAATTTATTTGGCATTAATGGATTCTATTAGTATTGCTGATGGAAATGATGAGATGAAAAGTAGGGATGCAATTCCCAATATACTTAGTCAGGCATTGGCAGTTTCATTTGACAATAATATTGGTCAC